GGTGTCTCTCTGGTAGTCCCTGGAAAAACAAGTATAATTGTTCTTGCCCGCATTAGCCGTGAAGCTATCCAAGTCCTTATTGCTTTTTTTCTCTAAATATCCATTCCATTTTGTTGCAGAATCTATGAAATCTTTTACTATATTCATGGTTTATCCTTTCATAAAAAGAAAAGGGCCCGGAATCCCAGGCCCAGAAAAAGTTATGATATTACAACCGTTGCGATATCGCAACAGCTTATTTCGTCAGCTGCTTGTACGCCTGGTTGATACCGGTAGCTGCAAGCCCCGATACAGTTCCAACCGCCGCCGCGTTGATGATGTCCGCCGCCGGGAAGTCGGGCATCGTGTACATGCCTGCAACGCCCAGGATTGCCCCAATAACGCCGCAAATCACCGGCAGCCACTTATTGTCCACCGCCGTCGCTTTAACCGCCATAGCGGCCAAATAACACAGCGCTGTGATACCTGCTACACTTGCAATTCCTAAATCCATAATTAATCCTCTCTTTCCGCTCACTCATGAGCCTGTTGATTGATATGCTTTTCTATCTTGTTAATGGCTTCTGTCACTGGACCATTGCAGCCCTGTTCCTTCATTCCCTTCAAACAGGCCAGAACCCCATAAACAAGAAGGCACTGTTCGTCTTTGATATTTTTAATTTCCCGATCCTGCTGTCCTTGTCTAAGATACCACCTGTAAACAGCGAAGAGTGCTGAAAATATAACAACCAGCGCGGTGATCACGCTGGCTGCCGTAATGATTGT